CAATATCTCCCAACATCATGTTCATCACAAAGTTATTAGGAAAAGGTAGAGCTTTCTCAGGCTCGTTCTTATCAAACCAAAGCTGACAAGTAGGTCTGCCTATATTAGACATCCGTAGTCTAAACTCTTTCCTATTATTCTGTGAACCAAACTGACGGTGTAAGGCTTCTTTAATGTCTTCAGCAATCTTATCAATGTTTGCGTCAGACAGTACCTTCTCACCGTCAGTGGCTTGATCCAAGAACCGATGCAGTGATAGTTCTGCTCTATGGTACATGGCTACTGAACTTTCTCTTCAGATGTTATGTCGATGAAAGATTCAACAAGCTCCTTGTCCACACTCTCGTTGTTGTGTGCAAACTCGTTATGCTTGCCGATGATCCACTGATTCACACCCTGTATCCAAGACTGAAAGCTAACAAAATGTTCTTCATCAGCAGGAACAATCTTCACCTTGTTAGATACATCTAGAGAAGACTTCGTTACGTAAAAGCTATTACCATTTGGTAGCTTTCTCTCGCTAGTTTCTACCTTAGTAAAAAACTCTAAAGGTTTTACACCAAGCTGTGAAGCTTTAGCCACTACAGCATCAACGTCCTTCGATGACTCTACGTTCTGTACGTCCCAAACAAAAGGAACTATACCAAGATCAGCGTCCACAAGATCATTACCCTCTTGCTTCAACGCACCGTCAAAGTTTGCAAGACCAAGTACAACTCTAACCTCTTTAACAGATCTGATTAGAGCTTTCCTATTGTCAGGCAAAGCATCAAAGTCTTCTTTCGCCATGAAACCAGATGCTCTACCACAGTTGTAACCACCATCGGTATCCTTAACATCCATGTCTCTAAGACCCTTGAGACTATCCGTCATTATAGTTCGGACAAAGTTATTTTTAACAGTGTCCCATCTCTTGTACATGAACCGTTGAAAGAACAGTCTGTACTCAAGATTCTCTTTAAAATAAACACCACCTTCATCAGGCATCTCTATTTTAAAAGATCCACCAGAAAGTTTTTCGATATTAACTTTCTTACCTTTGATCTCCTCAGTACCCATGATCGCATTGTTGTGTACTTTAAGTCTAGGCAACGTAACTCCAGAGGACTTCTTCTCTGTAGCTTGTGGTGTCATTCCCATAGCTTTCGCTATCATTTCAGGGCTATCGTTTAGTGTTACTATATTCATATATTATCTCCTTATAATTGAAAAGTGTTATAGTTATATCATCATACGTCTTTGGTGTCAAGCCAGTTGTCTCCTATTTTTGCATCTAATTTTAGAGGTACATTAAAGTCTATATTCCAACGAGTATCAATGATAGTCTTCATAGAACTATTAATACTATTTACTATATTTAGAACGTCATCTACTTCGTCAGGATGAACATCTATTACTATTGAATCATGCACAGTGTTTACTATGCAACTATCCATATTCATGAGCATATTATCTATAGTCATGAGAACTAGTGGTACTATATCTGCCGTAGCAAATGCTTGTACAGGATAATTCTTTATCTGTGTAAAGTGTGACACAGTGCCGTTGCCACGTCTTACAACATCAGGGAATGCAAACGATCTACCAGAGGGTATCTTAATACATCCTGTCTCTAGTGCTTCCTTGGCTAGAGTCTTGTGCCACTCTGCTACACCTTCATACTTTGAACTGAACTGCTCGTAGTAGGATGCTTCTGCTTCTGATCTGCCAAAGCCTGTAGCTCCATACAGAGGAGCAAACGTGTGTGCCTTTGCTTCCTGTCTAGACGTAGGCTGTCCTGCATCAGTAATAACCTGTGCAGTGTAGCTGTGTACATCAAAGCCATCCTCTATCTCTTTGATAGCTGTAGCGTCCTGTGACAAATAGGCAGCAGTCCTAAACTCTAGCTGTGCAAAGTCAGCTTCAAGTATCTTACCACCTTCCCATCGGGACACAAAGATCTTCTTGACAGGGAACGTACCACCTCTAGGCATGTTCTGCATATTAGGATCTGCACCACTGAACCGTCCTGTCGATGTACGATGCTGTAGTAATCTAACATGTAGCTTACCATCAGGCTTAGTGTATGTAGATATACCCTCTACAAACGAGGACAGGTATGTCTCTAGTGCAGACAGTCTACGCACACGCTTGAGAAACAACTCTGCTTTAGTGTTCTTACTACGCTTGGCAAAGTGTTCTAGTATCTCAAGATTAATCTTGTTTGTACTGAACCCATTGGCACTCACCCACTTAGCTGTAGGTGGGCTGAACTTCAGACCTGCTATCTGATTGGGTCTGTCTTCATACAACCAACCAGACTCGTTGCAGTTAGGACATTTGTTTGGTTTCTTAAACGGTGTACCGTTCTTCTTAACCTTAGTAATGTATCCACGTCCTCTACACATAAGACAGGTCTTAGCTGATACCTTATATAGAACCTCACTGTGTTCGCTGACTGATCTGTTGAAGTCTGCCTTGTTCATGTAGGGTTCAAAGAAGTTACCCCACACAGACTTGTCCTTCGGCTTACGGCTATAGATAACCCAAGACAATTGCTCTGGACTGTTAAGATTGATGGGTCTATCTCCCATAAGATCCTGAACCTGCTGTCCTAGCTCACGAATAATATCTTGCTTCTCTTTCTCAAACTCTTTTCTAACACCGTCAAGCTTGTCAAGGTCAACCTTAAATCCACGAGCATATATCTTACACAGGCACACAGCAACCATGTTTGTGTGAGTAACAGTATCGAACAGATCGCTGTCCCCATTCATACATCTGTGGTGTATCTTATCGGCAAGATTATATGTAGCTCGTAGATCGTGCAATAGATAGTCTACTAGCTCGTCATGTGGTATGTCTGACACAGATGTGCCACTCTTAAAATAAGCTTTGAGTGTGTCCTGCTTCTTAGTGTCCAAGTCATATCTCTCTGCACACTGTTCCAATGACAGTGGTTGTTTCTGTCCACGCTGTAGCACATACTCACCTAGCATGGTATCAAATACAATACCGTCATACTTGAAGCCTGACTCCCACAACCAAATCAAGTCGTGTGCTACGTTGTGACATACAAGCACAGTAGTTTTATCTAGTTGCTCCTGCACTAGATTGAAGCCATTGGGAGTAGGTAACTCATCTGAATGCTCAAACGTAACTACTCTTTCCCAGTTGTCTGTCTTCATACCTACCATAACTAGGCAGTTGTCAGGCTCAAACGGATCAAGGTGTAGCTTGTCATTACGCTTGGTAACATTGTTCTCTACATCTAATATTAATCTCATTAGTTCTGTATCCTTTTTATAAAATCTATCCAAGGTATCAATTCGTTCTGATCTGCAAACATACAAGGAAACTTAAACTGTTTTCTGTGTACCATAGGTTTACTATGTAAATCATCTGCCGATATAACTCCTTTGCAGTTTGCTCTAACTGTATCGTCCAATTCTTTTATCACATAAAATACATAGTAGTCAACAGAATCATTTACTTTGTCTATCCACAGAACTCCATGATCATGATGAGTAGACTTTACATCAAACTTTTTATCATCAAATATTACATCACCTAAATCATTACCACTCTCTTTTGTATTACATATAGGTGAGAGTACCTGCTCTGGATAATTATTAGTCATTTTAGCAAATGCTAACTCAGCATACATGCCAATCCTATCTGCAAAATAATTATCCCTACTTGTACCCATCTTTCTAAAGTGTGCATTCCTAGCCCTAGCTCTATCAAATCTGCCTTTGCTAAGAAACTCTACCATATCTTTTTCACCACTATTTAATATTGTTGTATCAATCATGCTGTGTACCTCGCTGTTTTGTAGTCTAGCTCACAGACAATCTTGCCGTGCCAACCAGACAGTTTGTTTTTCACCACGTTAATGTGTCGCTGTGGAGAGGACTCGTCTTCACCCTCTACCTCAGGGTTCTTGGCAAGCAGTAGCATAAGATCAGCTTCTGCTGCCTTACCTGTTCTACTACCTTCCATCATGGCTTGGTTAAGTATAACCTTGCCCTCTGCTTCAGCAGATAGCTGTGACATATAGAACACGGCACAACCATACTGCTTTGCAATAGTACGAGCATGAATAGCATTTGCTTTCAGAGCTTCATCCTGTCGGGCAAACCCTGCTGTCTTAGCAAACTTGTCACCCATGTCTAATACCATAACGTCAGGCTTGTACGACTTGGCTACACTCTCGACCCATGCCATGTCACGACCTGTGCAATCATACAGCTTGATATTCTTTCTGACAGCATCATACTTCTCGTCAGCCAACTTAGGATTCTCTTTGATCTGATACTGATCCATGTTGGAACTGGCAGTAAGATAACGAATACCAACTCTGTGTACTGCTTCTTCGTTACATAAGATAATACACCTAGCACC